GCTCAACTACTGGAGGACGTAAAGAATGGACTTGTCTGAGAATCGGACTTTCTTCTTGGAAGTGGCGTTAATACACTTCCCAAGCCTGAACACGTATTTGACCAGCGCGACCCCAAAACTAATAGCAACGCTTGACGCTTGGTCGATCACGCTCAGGGACGTAACAACCCAAGAGGCTATTTCGGTTATCCATCGGTGGAGTCGCGACGAATTGCCAAGACCGAGTTTTCACGAGCTTGGCGATTTCGCTTTACACCTTAGGGCGGTTGTCTTGCAAGATCGCGTCAACGCACGCAAGACGCAACTGGTTGATATGATTCGGGACAGGGAGCAACCGGCAGGCAACTACAGCCACGTTTCTCTACGGCCGTACATCGCCAGGGTGCTTGAGTCCGGCGAATTGTGCAAACTCGGCAAGGTCACAAAGCAAGAACACTACGCGACGCGGGACCAAGTCTTAGCGGATTTGGCAGCGGCTCAGGTGCGACGATGACCGACGACGAAAAGACTCGCAACCTACAGGACAAAGTGTACTGGTTGGAAATGCGGGTAAAGTTACTACAAGCAAGAAACAAGGAGCTTAGGAAATGGATCACGAAATTGACAAACAAGACCCACGAAGCAAGGAGGGCGGGCAAGTGAAAGTAGGCGATACCGTTTGGGTTAAAGCCAAGGTGGCCGAAGTCGACAATGTTAGCGCAAGGCTGACAACCGAAGTCTACGGGCAGAGTTTTTGGGCGGCGAACAAAGAGTTTTTTAGAACAGAAATCGAGGTGCAAGGTGAGTGAGTTAAAGGTAGGCGATAAGGCTTGGGTCAAGGTTATCGTAGAGGGGTTCGTAATAGGAGGGGTTCGAGTTCAAGGCTTGTGTGGAGGTGGCTTTTGGACAGTAGTAAGCGACCTGCGACCCGAAGCGGAAATGCTCGACGCAAAGGAATTGACATCGAAACACAGCAAAGGAATCGAGGTGCAAGGTGAGTGAACGTAAAAAAGGCGATAAGGTTTGGGTTCAATGCGAGGTGGTTACGGTCTACAAAGATCGGGATTTTCCTTATGTCGATGTTGAGCACGATGGCACGGTTTTCCAGGCAATAAAAAAACAGTGCCGACCCGTCGAGCCGGAAGCTATCGAAGCTTGCACCGAAACCGCAAACGATCAGTTGCGTCAGTCGCTTATGGATTACCCGTTTGGGGAGCCGTCCAACAATCCGGAAACCCCGGATAGTTCGAGCGAGCCGATGAGGGCGGCGAATGAGCCGCCAGTTAAAGAACCGTCCTCAAAAAAGTATCGAGAGCCGACGCTAGCCGACCTAGCGAACGGGCCGATTGCGTGCGAAGTGCGGGACTATTATGACGAGCCATGGAAATCAGGGTTTTTGGTGTGTGTTCATAATTCGAGAGCCTGGCGCTTTCAGGCCCAGCCTCAGACCAGAAACTACGTCTATGCGCCGCATTGGAACCAATGCCGAATCGCGGTGCCTGTAGAGCCGATACCAGAGCCAGCTATCAAGGAATCCTTAACAACTGAATCCAACGATCCGGAAATCCCGGATGGTTCAAGCGAGTCCTTTCAGGTCGGCGATGCGGTGCGATTTGTTTTGCCGGGGCACGATCGGCATGGAGCGGAAGGAATTATCCTTTCGATCGTCAGGGGCCCAGGCCGCGAATATCACTTTGGGTCCGATTGCGGCCAATTCCATCGCTATTGCACGATCGCGGAATTGGAGCACTACGAAAAAGCCGAGACCGTAGACATCAAAGGCTCAATGCAATCGCTCGACGGGGCCGACACGATTCAAGCGGGTGATTTGCAATGGACCGACAGAGACGGCAAATACCGGCTATGCAATTTCACGATCGGAATGCGAGTCCACGAAGCAATCCAGCGGGGCAAGTCTCACGGGGAAAAATGGGTGTTCTATCGAAAGTTCAAGGAGGCAGGCGAATGAAAATCAGGCAAGCAAGGAAAATCTGTCGGCGTGCAATATCTGGCCGGAAGGCGAACGAGTATTTTTTACGGATCAAGTTGCAGACCTATGACAGGGCTCTTAATTGCGGAATGACAATGGCGATCAGAGCCAACCGCAAGCGACGAAAGGAGGCAGGCGAATGATTTACTTAGGCATTGACCCCGGGCCAGTCGAAAGTGCGTTTGTTTGGTGGGATGCTGACGCGGAAAAGGTTATCAGGCTCGAATCGATTCCAGCGTTTCAAATCACTGCATACACGCTGAAGGATTTGGTTCGCAAAGTCGACCATGTTTCCATCGAGTGGATCGAGTGTTTTGGAATGGCGGTCGGACAAGAGACATTTCGCACAGTAGCGGGCATCGGCTGGTTTGCGTCGTTGCTCTCGAACTTCGAGAGGCCTCTTCGACTTGTCCCGCGTCGATCGGTTAAGATGCACCTATGCAATTCGATGAGGGCCAAGGATGCCAACGTCCGACAGGCCCTTATCGATCGCTTCGGCAAGGTGGGGACCAAGAAGCAACCGGGCAAGCTTTACGGCGTGGCGACCCACTACTGGGCGGCTCTTGGCGTGGCGGTGTACTCGGCTGACGTATTTGACCCGGGGCAGTTTTGGATCGAGGATTTGAGGAACAAGGCAGGCAAATGACCAAACTTCACCAATCCTGCCTCTGGGCCATTCGATCCGTCACAGTGCTTTTCTTTTGGAGTGACTTGGCGTCGATTCGTTTCGAGTGGGTAGTTTTCGACGCGCTGCACGAGCTAGCCCTAATGTCCTGCCCAGCGGCGTTTTTGTTTTGTTTGATGGCGATTTGGTGTACTTGGTTCCCAATCGATGAAAATTCCGTCCGGTGATTGTCAACCCCCTTGACGGTGGATAAGATGTTCACAAAGGAGAAAAACCATGAACCTTTCAGAGTTATTCAAAAGCAAGCGATTTTGGGCGGCGGCGGCTACAGTTGCCGTGGTTGTCCTCAAGGATCGCCTACCACTGTCCGAAGATCAGATTCAAGAGCTAGTTTGGGTTGTTGCGGCTTGGATCGTAGGCGATTCAGTTAGACCGTTGCCCAAGCCCGATGAGGTGGCATCGTGAGTTTTTTAGAGCGACTGCAAACAGCGGCCAAAAACCACGAAGCGACTTTCGCTGAATGCTACGCCGAAGCAGGCGGGCGGCCATTACGGGCTCGAATGAAGCTTGGGAAGCGGCTTTTTGCTTCGTTCCGTAGCGAGGGCAGCTATGCTCTCGACCCGGCGACAATCGCGATGATTTTTGCCCTTATCAAGCTCGCTATTGAGGTTTGGAAATGGGCAAAAGACAACGGCTATCTTAAAGGCTACGATTACCAAGCGGCACCAATGCAAGCCATGCTATTGGCAGCCTATAACGCGGGCGAATACCCCGAAACGATGGCAGTCCCGGCCATGCTGAATGACATGCTTGATGACGCGGTTGACGACGACGACGAATAACCCCTAACCAACCCGAACTTTTCCGATGCTAGGGGCTCGGTGAGTTGGCAGGGGGCAAACTGGAGAGACGGATGGCGAAAAAAGAAAACAACTGGATTCCTTGGCTCGTTGTTGGAGGGTTTGCCTTCTACGTGTTCAGCCAACAACCAAAGGAGGGGGGTGATCCATCTAAGCCGGCAGGGGTAACTGCCGTAGTCCGGTCGACGATTCCATCAATTCGCGCGGCGTACAAGCAAGCCTTTCTCGATGCGGCAGCGAAGATCGAAGCGGGCGAAATTGCTAACCAAGAGCAATGGACCAAGTTCATCGAGGAGAACGCCGGAGCTAAGCGAACCGAGGCAATGGACAAAGTCTATTCGGCGATCGACGAGCTAAAATTGCCTGTGACGTTTGCGGGCAAGGAAAAAGAGCTAGCGGAAATCAATCGAAAAATAGCGGGGGCGTGGTAGCATGGTCGAAAAAATATTGGAGCGGCTATTTTTTGCGTTTATGTGGTTCGTCTGCATCCTGCTGATAATATGCGGCGGTTTTACTTCGATGCGGTCTTACTAGGGAGGGCTTAGTAACATGACTGAAATTGGATTACTCACTTGGCATATCGTCCAGCTTGTGTTATGGGCAGGGCCTTTCGGAGTTGCGGCATTCCTGGCGGCAATTGGGGGGGCGGCGTTCTACGCGGGCTTCTCGATGCGACCCAAGCGAACCGATAAGCCGATGGGCAACGTCAAAATGGATCATATTAAATACGATATACTTCCCGATGGCACCTTGGGCCCGGGCGACCCAAGAGGGCTGGAGGATCCGGAATGAAACGGGCAAGGCGGTACGCGGCTAGGGTGGTTTTGTTTGTGTTGCTTTTTGCAGCGTTTCCGTTTGCGATAATCAAGATCTTCGCAGATGCGCTGTTTGATTTTGTCGTCAATCCAATGCTCGACGGCTTGGAGGTAATCGCAGACGATGAGTGAGTTTACAGGCTACGACCCGGCAATCGAAAACCGCGATGAGATCCGAGCGACTTCGACCGAGATTGGGTTTCGCGTCGGCGATTACGAGGCACCCGAAGAAATCGACTTCCGGAAGCTAATTCGGCACGACGATCAGGGGCAGATGAATTCTTGCGGGGCCTTCGGGAATACCAATTGCGGCGAGGGGCTTTGGGCGTTGTCTCACGGAGCGATCAGCGAAGAGCGGCAGTTCTCCCCTACGTTTACCTACATCGAAACGCAAAGGAGAGACGGTAACGGGCTGTTCGGTGTTGATCGAGGATCGACGGTAAGCGGCGGGCTTTGGGTTAGTACAAACATCGGCTATTTGCCATACAAGCACTTGCCATATTCGACTCCGTACCCGCGAAATGCCAAGACGCTTATCACTGACGAAATGCGAACGCTTGCAAGCCCCTTTAAGATCCGCTCGCATACCTGGTTGGATTCGTATGACGCAATCAAAAACTACTTCGCTTCGGGCGTAGGACTCGGCTTTGCTGGCACTCTTTGGAATGGCTCATTCTATTCGCCAAACAAGGTTCTTGAGTCGGTCAACTTGCGAAGCGGCGGCGGCCATGCTTATTGCTTGGCGGGCTACTCGAAACGCAAAGATTCCAGGGGCCGAAACTATATTTGGCGGCTAAATAGTCACGCAAACGACGACTGGACCGAAATTTCCCCCGAGGTTATCGACGCTCTTTGCCGACACGAATACACCTCCATCGTTGGCGTATCGGATTTGTCGACGCCAGGACCAAGGGCGGTTTCTTGGATGAAGGATAGGCCGCTAGGATGAGCGAAAAAGGAGGGCCGGTAATTATGGTCGCTTTGTTGTTTGGGTTGTTTTGGCTTTGTAGCGAACCGGCTAAAGATCCTACGCAATGCGACTTGCTGGACTCGACGCCGTTGATCGAAGAAGTTGCAAAGGTTGAGTTCATCGCCCCCCCAAAGGAACCGGACCCTATGCCAAGCCCACAACCAAGCCCCTCGGACAAGCCACACGAGGCAGTGAAGCGCGAAATCTTGGTTTTCCTGGCCCCCAAAGATCAAAAGTGCGAGCCTTGCGACCGATGGAAGCGGTGCGAAATGCAGCGATTCATGGATGCCAAATGGGAGGTTGCTATCTTCGATGAGCCTCACAGCTACGGGCGAACGCCGACATTCGAGATAAAATCGGGCGATAAAAAGGCGACCTTGACAGGCTACACGACCCTAGAGCAAGCAGCGGAGGCGGTGCGATGAGTTGGTTTTTCTTGGCTCAGATTACATCCAACGACAACCTTCTGCTTGGGATTATTACCACGG